AGTGACAGCATCAGAAGCCAAGGCGATGCTCGATTACTTGCGCGCTCGCACGCTGCCAACGTACTCCAACTGGCAGCGTGCGTGGAGAGCCGAGAAGGCAGCCATCATTCGGTACGAGCGAGCGTGCCAGGCAGAAGGCATCAAGCCCGAGCATCGGAAGCCAGATGAAGTTTAGCCAGCGCGCCTCTTGCACGGTCGCGCCTGGTGAGCCAGTGCGTCTCTCGCCTGGTGAGTCGGCGGCCAACCCGACGGCTCTAGTCCGTGCATGACAGCCGGGAAAGACCGGCACTATGACTGACGCTCCCTTTTCTATCCGCGTTGTGGTGCCCGGTACGCCGCCGTCGTGGAAGCGCGCTCTGCCGAGGGCTGGAGGGGCGCGCAACGACCCCGCCTACACCGCAGCGAAGACTGACGTTGGCTGGCGCATAGTGCAGGCTGTCGGCCAGCACCGTAGAGCGTTCTTGGAGTCGCGCCTGAGCCTCGATGTCTTGCTGGAGTTCCCTGATCGGCGTGTTCGCGATGCAGACCGCGTGCTCAACTTGGTTCTTGACGCGGGTCGGAGTATTCTGTGGGGCGACGATCGATGGACTACGTTTGAGGGCGGTGCGCTCATAGTGCGCCCGGTGCTCAACAAGTCTGCGCCTGGGATGGTCATCACGGTAGAGCGGATCGGGAAGCTGGAGATACCAAACGATGAAACGGCAACACCCAGAACGCGCACGCCAACTCCAAGACGGCCTGGACGAAGACACGGGCATGCTCGCTGACGGTGTGTACGTCACAAAGGCAGTCGCGGCTGACGACGCGCACAGCGGCGACATCGCTGCGCCGAGCGCGTTCACTACGCAAGAAGGTGTGTCGGCGGTGTTCGGGCGCGCAGGAGCGCTCAAGCCGCCGTTCGATCCGGCGCGTCTGGTTTGGATTTGGGAGAACAGCGGCGCGCTGAACCCCAACGTGGACAGCTACGTTACGAACATCGACGGCACGGGGCACACGCTAGAACTCTCGCTCGACTTGGAAGGCAATGAGGGCAAGGAGCGAGTGCGCGAAGCGATGTGGCTGGAGCAGCGCGCCAACGATGCAGGAAGCGACGTGGTTGAAGACGAAGCTGTAGATGCCCGTGTCAGCGCGCTGAAGCGTGAGGCACGCGAAGAAGCGATGATCGCTACGCAGTTCTTCACCAACGCGAACAGCGATGGCAGCTTTGTCTCGTTGCGGCGCATCACGCGGCAAGACTTGGAAGTGACAGGCAATGCCTACTGGGAGTGCTTGCGCAACAAAGAAGGCAACCCAGCACGCTTCAGGCATGTGCCGTCTGTGTCGATGAGGCTGACCAGCGTTGACCCGGCTCCGTACCCTGTGACAGACCGAGCGCCTGGATTGCTTGCGTGGGACGAGGTGGTTCATCACCGTTACTTCCGGCGCTATGTGCAAGCGGTGACGGGGCGAGCAGTGTTCTTCAAGGAGTTTGGCGACCCGCGCTTCGTGTCGCGCTTGACCGGCAAGGCATACGCAACGGTAGAAGAGTTCAACGCCAAGAAGACGAAGGGCGACTTGCTGGCGAACGAGATGATCCACTTCAAGATCAACAAGAGCGGCGAAGCGTATGGCGTGCCGCGTTGGATCGGGAACTTGCTTGCGGTGCTCGGCTCGCGTGCTGCTGACGAAGTGAACTACGACTACTTCGACTCAAAGGCAGTGCCCCCGATGGTGCTCATGGTGCAAGGCGCACGCATGAACGCTGATGACGTGTCGCGGATCCAAAGCTACTTCACCGACATGGTAAAGGGCCGCAAGAACTTCCACCGCGTCTTGGTCGTGCAGGCCAACATCAGCAAGGACGATGCCCTGTCGGGCGTGACCACTGCGCCCAAGTTGGAGTTCAAGGATCTCGGTGCATCGCAGTCGCACGACGGGCAGTTCAAAGAGTACGACGAGCGCAACATCGACAAGATCGGGTCGAGCTTCCGGCTTCCGCGCCTGATGCGTGGCGACGTGCGTGACTTCAACCGTGCGACGGCAGAAGCATCGCGGCAGTTTGCAGAAGAGCAAGTGTTCGACCCCGAGCGCACGGACTTTGACAGCATCATCAACCGTCGCATCATGCCGGAGCTTGGCGTGCGGCTGCTGAAGTTCCGATCGCTGGGCCTCAAGCGGCGTGACCCAGAGGTGATCGTCGGTGCGCTCGACAAGCTGATGGCACGCGGCGTGATCGTGCCCAACGAAGCCCGTCGCATTGCCTCTGATGCGCTGGGTGTTGAGCTTCCACCGATCGACGCTGATTGGGCGCGTCAGCCGATGCCGCTCACGCTCGCTGGCTTTGACGTTACAGGCCTCGGCGAGACTGACGACGGCGAGGGCGATGAAGGCGCGAAGCTGCCGGGTCACGACTTCTCTGCGGACGTCGCAGAGGCGTTGGACGAGAAAGAGAAAGAGCGCCTTGCGGAGCTTGCCAACGAAGCGCGCCGGTTGGCTGACGCGGGTGATGCTGCGCAGAACGCAAGCCGCGCCGAAAGCGCTTCAGCCATTGCAGACGACATGGAACAGGCTGCTGAGTAGGCGCAATGGAGTTGACTGCAAGCGATACGCACCCCGAAGCGACTGGCGTGCTCGGCCCTCCGTGGCGGGTAGTCAAGCGCTTCGGGCCAGATACGCTCGCCCTCGATCCGCCCGTGATCGTGGCGTGTAGCGCGCACGCCGCATGGGACAGCACCACTCGCACGCTGAAGCGCTGCGCATCGGAAACGCAGGCGCAGCAACGTGCAGCGGAGATGTCTGCGCGCAGCGGCAAGCCCGCTGAGGTGTTGCGCGGCGCGATGCAGCTACGTTCAGGCGCGTGGTTCTGGCCTGCATCGGTCCTGCGAGTGCAGTCTCACAAGGCGCTGAACCCGTTGCACCCTGCGGACAGAACGAAGATCGCAGAGGCGTTGGCGAAGATCCTGATGCGTGCTGGCACACGCGCCGAGAAGGCGATGCTCACGAAGTCCATCGCTGCGCTCGACCTCAAGTGGGACAAGATGACTGAAGCCCAGTTCGTCAAGATGGCGGTCCAGGTCAATCTACTCGCTCAAGGCATCCCAAAGGCGGCGAGCATGCGCGCCGCGTTCAAAGCTGCTGAACCGATCTTGCTGCGGACGGCACGCGGCAGCACGCGCTCTAAGGCGCTCGCTAGCGCTGCACCGTCACTCGCGTTGAAAGACGTGAGAGCGGTCAGCAACATCTCCAAAGACATGCCGTTTTGGTTCACGAACGAGTACGGGCGCAGAGCGCAGGCGTGGGAGAAGGATGCTCGGGGCATCATTGCGCGTGGCGTAGCGCAAGGGCTTGACCAGCACACAGTCGGCAAGGACTTGCACGACGCGCTGAAGTCGAAGATCACCGGCAGGACCGAAGCGTACTACCGCACCGTCGCAAGCGTTGCGATGACGCGGGCGAGCAGCATCGGTCAGCTATCGGGGTATGAGCAGGCCGACATCACCTACTACGTCTGGACCACTGTGCTTGACGAGAGGACGTGCAACATCTGCCTGCTCATGGACGGGCAAGTGGTAGACGTAAGCATCGCCCGCGACCAAGTAACTCGGATGGAGCGCGCCGCATCGCCAGACGCAATGATCGCCGTCGCGCCGTTCTACACTGAGGTAGACGGCGACATCCATGTCCGAGGCCCAGATGGCACGCTCGGCGCTTTGATGGGCAGGGTGCAAGGCGAGGGCAGAGACAAAGTGGTCAGCGTTGAGAAGCCGCTTGCAGACGCCGCAGGTACAACGATGCCGCCTGCTCACGAGTTGTGCCGTTGCTACACGTTGCCGCAGTTCAAGCGATGAACCAGACCACTCCCACTGCCTCAAGACCGCGTCACCTGATCGTCCAGATCGCGGGGAAGCCACCCGTGTTCTTGTGTGGTGTAACCGTGCGCGGCACGACGGACCACGTTGCGCTGATGCCCGAGTCGGCAACGTGCCGGAACTGCCGCGCCATCCTTGATCGGCAGTTGACGCTCCCGTTCCGTGGGCCAAGAACGAAGCGTGTCGCGGCGCGAGCGTTAGTCGCAACTAAGGCTCTCCAGTCTGGCAGCTAGCTGACAGCCGGTGTACCCTCTGCCGCATGGACGCGGAAAAAAAGAAGGCAGCCGTCTTTGAGTTGTTCGGCTCGCGAAAGAACCTCTTGCTGGTCCGCGAGGCCATCGGGACCGCTGTGCGCGGCAGCTTCTTGCGCGAACGGGTGATGCGCCGCGTTGTGCTGCTGAATGAGCAGCCGACCGACACCGAGACGCGACGCCGCGTGAACATCTGCTACGACTGGTTGATCGTGCTCAAGGGTGACATGCGGTACAGCACACGGAAGGCTTGCGCAGTGCTCCCGCACGCCCTCCAAGCAACGCTGGACGGTCAGCAATGGGAGCCGCCTCCAGCAGAACAGGCGTACTCAGCATGACCGGTCAACGTGAACGTGAGCAGCGCGCTGACGCTGCGATTACCCTTGCCGGTCGCGTGCTGGCTGCCAAGGCTGGACCGCCGACGGGCTCGCTGCCGTCGATCAAGATGCCTGACCCGAAGTTCCTTGTAGACCGGCTCAAAGCCAAGCAGACCGCTGGAATCTTGTCGCGATACAAGCGCTCGGCGCGAGTCGGCGTTCCGATGGCACTGGTCAACGAGGTAGGCACGGCATCCATGATGGGTGTGGAAGGTGCCAACGTCTACGCGGTTGTCATGTACGAAGAACCGATCTCCATTGCCGACTTCGGCGCGCTGGGCAACCTTCGCGACGGCATCGACCGCTTCTCGACCGTTGAGTTTGCAGCGGAGCGAGGGTTCTTCTACCTGCCGCTTGTCTTGCTGACGGAGTTCGATCCTGTGCTCCCGCTTGCTCATCCACCTGAAGGGCACCGATACGGCGCGGACGTGGACCTGGAGCGAGACTTGCGCAAGGCTGTGAACGGAGAAGACGAAGCCATCGCGTTTGTCAGTGCGCCTGATCTGCATGCGCTGAGTGCTATGAGCGAAGATGCGTTGCGTGCGATGGACGCATGGCTTCATGTCATCTTCCAGCGCGAGTTCGCGGGCCGCAACGCAACGCAAGCGATCGGCCTCACGCGGGAAGACGTTGTCAACGCGCACGCCTTTGTCGTGCAAGAGCTTGAGCGTCGAGCGTTGCAACACGACACAGTGGACACGCTGACTGCGGAAACGGTTGAGTGGCTTGCCGTGAACAAGGGTGCGTTCGCTCCCATCAACCCGAGCGGCGTGAACGCACACGCTGACGACCCGGCAACGCTTGAGGAACTGCTTGACGCATACGCCAAGCCGATCGCTTTGCGCATGCCCGTCGTCTATGCAGTCGGGTCCATCTGCAATGCAGGCGTCAGCAAGAACGACATTGACTTGTTGATCCGTGGGCCGCTCGACGCAGAGACGCTTCACACGATCATGTTCCGGCTTGGTCGTGCGCTCCCGCCGCGCCTGTCGCAACGAGCGCAGTTCCATACCGACGCCACTGGACCGTTCACCGCTCACGTTCCGCTGTACGACTTGGTCCTTGTGCCGCACGACGGTCGGGGCGTCATCGAGATGGCCGACGCAAGCTCGCAGGCACATGGGACAGCCAGTGGCGCAGCAAAGTCCGACGACCCGCTGCTTGAGTACCCGGCAAAGCCTGGTCCGCGAGACGCGGTAGTGCAGTTTCACTTTCGCGGTGCAAGCGTCCACCTTGATCTGCGCATGGCAGTCACAGACGAGTATCTGATCGGCTGGACGATGGCAGTGCAGCACGCTGGAACGATCTCTGACGTCAACACCATTGCGCAAGGACGCGCCATCGGACGCCAGTTCAACATGGAAGGGTCAAGCATCAACAAGCCGCTTCTCATGCCTGACCGCGTGTTCGCAGTGCCAAAGCTGCGTCAGCCTGTTGCTTGGCTGCACATCGGCAACATGATCGCAGCCCCAGGCAAGGTCGGCGCGACGGCTGAAGAAGCAGGCGTGTTCATCGAGCTTGCTACTCCCAAGGCCGAGTGGGGGATGCAACAAGCGTTCTCGCATGAGTACTTCCTCACGGGTGATCCACGCTTCAACGGGTTGCTGTTCATGCGTCAGCTTGTCGGCGGCTCGATCCCAGACGAGCGCGCAGCGCAAGCGGCAGGCATGCAAGACAATCCGCGAGCGTTCTGGACAGCGGGGTTCACGCGATCGGCATTGCCAGGCGTGCTGAAGCGCCACGCTGTCGCAAAGGGCACGATGCCTCCGCTCGGCGTCAGCGCCATGCCCGTCACACTCATGCAGGAGACGCCGCGTGAGTTGCGTTTCTGGGAAGCAGACACGGCCAAGGATGCACGCGAGACGCGAGATGCACTGGTCGCCGCGAAGGTGTTCACTGAGTCGAACGTCGCAGTGATGGACGAGCAGTTTGTGCGCGTCACGCAGAAGCGCTTCTTCGGACCCACTACGCCGCTCGATAGCGGCAACGCTGCGCCCGTTGCTAAGGCGCAAGACGTCCGGTCGTTCAAGCTGCTCTACCAAGCGTTCAAAGGCCCAACCGTGGTCCGGTCTGCGCCATCGCGTGAAGTGTGGCACCTCGTTGTGTCTGACCGTAACGGCAACGGAGCAGTGGACTATCAGCTACAGCACGACCCGCTCGCTGGCGACAGGAGCGTGGGCGCGATTGCAGTACCAGTTGACGCAGCGATGCTTGATTACGAAGGCGGTGACGCATCACCTGGCACGAAGGTCGGCGGGCTCCTGCTGAACGATACCAAGGCCACGCCATCGCATGTTCGCGTGGACGATGTAGGCGATGCGGTAGTTGATGAAGCAGAAGGCGGGCAGATGGCCCACATCGAGTTCCGTGGAGCAAGGCTGCGCGGCGCGTACACGTTGGTCCGCGAAGAACCTGGGTCTGCGCTGTTCGTCTTGTCGCCAGTGCAGCCCGCTGAACCGCTAGACGTTGCAAAGGTTGAAGGGCACACACACCACATCCCCGGCGACGGGTCTACGGGCGTGGCAGGCAACACGAACGGGCACACGCACTCGCTCCCGCCTGCGGGAGATGAACGCACGGGACCGCCTGTCGGCAGTCACGGCAGTCACATCCACCGCTTGCCAGACGGGCGATACACCGGTCTGTCCGCTGACGCAGCGCTTGGCGACGTGGCGCTTGGTGCTCGCGTACAGCTTGCTCCTACCAGCAAGGCACACCGCACACGCGGCGACGGGACGCAGGTATGGGACCCTGCTGCGCGCTCCTTGGACGACGACAAAGGAGGCGACCGTGCTGCCTTGCGACCGCCTGCACTGTTCAGCCCGATGAAA